GCCAAGGAACTCAGAGAGCTTCCTGACGACGTTGTTAAGAAGGCTCTGTCCTCAATGACAGTTAAGCAGCTAGAAGAGTTGCAGTACACTTGGAAGTTCTGGGCTAGACCACAACAGCTACCCCCTGAAGGTAATGACTGGAACGTGTGGTTTATCAATGCTGGTCGTGGCTTTGGTAAGACTAGGGCTGGTGTTGAATGGGTGAGAGAGCAAGTTAAGTTAGGTCATAAGCGTATTGCTGCTGTAGCCGCCACTAACTCTGACATTGAACGTGTTATGGTTAAGGGTGAGTCAGGCTTCCTGAGTTGCTGCTTTAAGGGTGATAAGACTTACAAAGGTCAGGAGATGGGCTACCCAGAGTGGTCCCCTACCAAGAGAAGCCTTACGTGGCTTAATGACGCTAAGGTAGAGTTCTACTCGGCAGAAGAGCCGGGACGTCTACGTGGACCTCAGTTTAGTGCAGCATGGTGTGATGAAACTGCTGCATGGAATAAGGACCAAGACACTTGGGACATGCTTCAGTTCTGCCTACGCTTAGGTAAACACCCCCGTATTTGTATCACCACTACCCCCAAGCCCACTAAGTTGATTAGAACAATCCTTAAAGGCGCACAAGGGGAAGACCCTAAGGTCATTGTCACTACAGGGTCCACCTTCGATAACTCTGCTAACCTTGCTGAGACCTACCTTACCTCTGTGAAGACTCTCTACGAGGGTACACGGCTAGGTAAGCAAGAGTTGTATGCTGAAGTACTAGAGGAAGCTGAAGGCGCTCTGTGGACCACTGATACGCTAGACAACTGTCAGATTGACAGAGACAACCTACCCCACCTTAACCGTATTGTAGTTGCACTTGACCCTGCTGTCACTTCTAATGCTGAGTCTGACATGACTGGTATTATTGTAGCTGGTGTAGATGTTAATGGATATGGTTACATCTTAGGTGACTACACAGATAAACTTTCCCCACAAGGTTGGGCTAACAAAGCTATTGAACTCTACCACAAGTATGAGGCTGATAGGATTGTAGCTGAAGTCAACCAAGGGGGTGACATGGTTAAGCAGACCATCCACGGTGAAGACGAAACAATCCCATACAAAGCTGTAAGAGCCTCTCGTGGTAAGTATGCCCGTGCTGAACCTATCTCTGCCTTGTATGAACGCGGTCTAGTGAAACACGTAAGGAACCCTGAAGACGGGGCTAACCTAAACGAGCTAGAGACTCAGATGCGTACATGGGAACCGCTAGGGTCTATAGGTAGCCCAGACAGGCTAGACGCTATGGTATGGGCCTTAACGGACTTAATGATGAATGGCTATACCAAGCCTAAACTACAACTAGCGTATAGCAACGCAAAAGGACTAGGAAGTAAATAATGGCAACTCTTAATGACCGCGTGTTCGATAATGGCCTTACGGTCCTAGACACGGAAGCTAACCGTATTGATATCACCTCTGTAGAGGCTACTACTTATACAGCAGCTACAAGTACTAACACTCTAGGTAACTCTACCAGCCTTAGTATCGGTGCTCCCGCTGACCGTGCTGGTGGTGGCCGTGAGGTTACTGTAGCTGCCATTACTGATGGTTCAGTCACAGGTACAGGTACGGCTACTCACTACGCTATTGTAGATACCGTAAACTCTCGCCTCTTGGCTACAGGCTCCCTTTCTGCATCACAAGCAGTTACATCGGGTAATACCTTCACACTCTCCTCTGTTGCTATTGGCATCCCTGATCCGGCGTAAGCCATATTGTATGACCCAGCTTAAAGGTACTTTAGTATGGTAACTCTCGTCAACAGAGCTAAGATGACCACAGCCACTACAGGCACAGGTACGATCACACTTGGTTCTGCCGAGAGTGGCTACCAGTCCTTTGCCGATGCTGGTGTAGCTGATGCCACTGTAGTACGCTATGTGATTGAGGACGGAACTGCTTGGGAGATCGGCACAGGTACTTACACCGCTTCCGGTACAACCCTTAGCCGCACAGTCTCTGAAAGCAGTAACGCAGACGCAGCTATTAGCCTCTCTGGTTCTGCTGTGGTGTACGTCACAGCCACTGCTGCTGATTTTGGTGGTGGCCTTACCCTCCTAAGCCAAGATGTAATAACGACAGCGGTTGCCGCCGTGGATATTGACCTGCCTGCTGGATATTCCCGTTTTTTCCTCACTCTGGAAAACTTTGATGCTGGGTTTGGGGGTGTCTTTGCTACACTATCTACAAACGGCGGGTCTTCTTTTGTAGCTTCAGGTTACGGGTATAGGAGTAAGCTATCACCATTCCAAGCTAGTCCAGACGATATAGCCAAGACCAACAGCGCCAACTCTATTACAATTTATAAGTCTGGTTTTGCTCAACTTTCGGTCACAGGAGGGTTTTATATCAACGCTACAGCAAGTACATTTATTATGACAGGTGAGGCACAGTCTTATTCTACGGCTGGTAGCATAGCTTTAGAACATTCCAGTAAGCTGTCTGGATCAGTTAAAGCTGACACGTTACGCATATCTACAACAACAACATTCGCTAGCGGCACAATCTCCCTATACGGCTACAAGGAAACAGTATAATGCCTTTAGTACAGAAAAACGGGCAGGTAGTAGAGGTCTCTGCTGACCAATTCCCACAAATGTCCTTTGCAGAAATTAAGTCTCAAAAGTTACAGGACTTGGCCGCGAGGCGTTATCAAGCTGAGGTTGGTGGTACAACACTAGGTAATACCCTTATTGCCACTGACAGGTCAACTCAGGGTAAAATCACAGCAGCCTACGTTAAGGCCAGTGTAGACCCCACATACGCGATAGATTCTTGGAAGGCTCCCGATAAGACCTTCTCCCCACTAGATGCAGCAACCATCGTTGCTATTGCTGACGCTATTGAGAAGCATGTTCAAGATTGTTTCTCCCATGAAGCGGTACTTACCAACCAAGTCACAGCCGCGACAACAGAGTCTGAACTAGATGCGGTAGACATTGGTGTAGGCTGGCCTTAATCGCTTGTCCAAACGATGTCTGATGAATTACTGAACCGGAGTAACCCATGCTAGGATTTTCCCCTCTCGCCTCCACTCCGCTAGGTGATGATGGGGCCATAGCCGAAGGCGTAGACTCTCTAAACGGTAACGGTATTACAACCTCCGCGCCTTCTATTGGTGCGTCTACTATAGCACAAGATTGCAATTTAGCTGCCGATAACCTAGTTACAGGATCACCTGTAGTTGGCACCTCCGTACTTGTGCAAGAACACTCATTAAATAGTGTTGGTATAGTTTCTGGAAGTCCTTTTGTAGGTACTCCTATTACTTCCGAGGCGTATGGCTTAACCATTGAGGGCATAACTACAGGGCCGCCTTTTGTAGGCACCTCTAGTGTATCTCAAGAACATACCATAAGCCTCGATGGCATAACTACAGGATCGCCTAGTGTAGGCACCTCTAGTGTATCCCAAGAACACACCATAAGCCTTGAGGGCATAACTACAGGGCCGCCTAGTGTAGGTGTTGCGGGCGCTTCCGAGGCTGGTATAATTGGCGTTGTACCTATTACCACAGGTAATGCTTTCGTTGGCACGCCCACCCTAGATCAGGAACAAGTTATCCTAGCCGAGGGGTTGACGACAGGACCGCCTGTTGTTCTGCCATCAAGCCTGTTTCAAGGTCATTCACTAGCTCCTGCTAACATCAACTCACAACCGCCCTCTGTAGGCTCTCCTGTTATCTCTGAGAGTGTGGTTACTGTTGCATTACCTATTACTACGGGTTCACCTTCTGTAGGCTCCTCAAGTATAGCTCAAACGCATAACATAGGTGCCGAAGGTGTAGTTTCCGAAGAGCCTGTTGTAAGCCCACCCGTTGTTGCTCAGTCCCACCAAATAGCCTTGGTCAGTGTAGTGACAGGTACTCCGGTAATAGGTTTGGCGTACTTCAACGTAGCACAGGGTAGGGCTGTACATGTGTCGGACAGGTCTTACAATGTGGTGGATGTAGCTGACAGTGCAAATCGTGCAATTATCTCGCAAGCAAACAAGGCCGCATAGATGACATTCTATATAAAACAGAACGATACAAGCCCGTCTATGTTGGCTACCCTACAGGATGCTAGTGGTGTGGCCGTAGATATTTCAGGCTCCACTGTCAATTTCTACATGGGTAATATCAATGGTAATGTCGTAGACTCCACCGCTACCGTAGTAGATGCGGTGAACGGTCAAGTTAGATACGACTGGGTAGCCTCAGATACAGCCAACTCAGGTATGTACCAAGCCGAGTTTGAGGTTGTCTATGCGGGTGGTACAAAAGAGACTTTCCCCAACAATGATTACATCTCTGTAGTTATTAAGCCTGACCTCCAAGATTAAGGAAACCTACAATGGTTGATAAGAAACTCTCAGAAGGTAAAGCTAAATCAATCCTTGGGGTTTCTGGCTCTAATGTACACAATGGTCAGATTAGGGCAGATGAGTTCCTTCCTGAGCTTCGTGGCAAGAAGGCCATTAAGACTTTTCAGGAAATGCGGGACAATGACGCCACCATTGGTGCTGTGCTGTACGCTGTAGAGCAAATCCTTCGTGATGTAGACCTTAAGGTTAAACCTGCTGACGATAGTGAACAGGCTAAGACGGAAGCTGACTTTGTTGAGTCTGTACTTGAGGACATGGAACACACCCTAGACGACCACATCTCAGAGGCTCTTAGCTTCTTGGGGTTTGGGTTTAGTTTCTTTGAGGTGGTTTATAAGCGTAGGTCTTCACAGACTACCTTGAACCCTAAGAAGAAGACTAAGTTCCCTGATGGTCGTATTGGTGTCCGTAAGTTAGCCTCTCGTGCCCCTTGGACTGTATCACGCTTTGAGGTAGATCAGAAGACTGGTGACATCTTGGGTATGTACCAAGACACAGGCATGGCCTTCTCTGATGGTGCTCACTTCATCCCTACTACCAAAGCTTTATACTACCGCACTACAGTAATTAACAATGATCCTTCAGGTCGTAGTATTCTCCGTAATGCCTACACAAGCTGGAAGTACCTTAACAACCTTCAGTCCATTGAAGCTATTGCTGTAGAGCGTGAACTTGCAGGTATTCCTGTAGCTCGTGTACCTGCTGAATACCTCTCTGCTGATGCTAGTGTAGATCAAAAGGCTTTCTTAGGTAATATCCAACAAATCCTCCGTGACGTAAAGTTCAACGACCAAGGCTACATTGTACTGCCTTCGGATAACTACCCAGATAAAGAAGGCGCTCCTAGCGGCCAACGTCTTGTAGACATCGAGCTAATGAGTTCTTCAGGCACTCGTAACATTGACATTGACCCCATTGTACGGAGATACCAGCATGACATTGCAAGAAGTGTTCTATCTGAGTTCCTTATGCTGGGCGGTGGTAGTACAGGCTCCTATGCCCTTTCTAAGTCCAAGACTGACTTGTTCCTACGTGCTCTTGAGTCTTACATCCAGACAATCGTAGACGTCCTTAATAAGCAAATGGTGGAGAAGCTCTGGGACTTGAACGGTCTTGACCCTAAGCTAATGCCTAAGATTATTGCTGGTGATGTAGCTCCACACGACCTTAAAGAATTGGGTAGTTATCTCCGTAACCTTAATGGTGCAGATATTAACCTAGCTTCACAACCTGATATTGTAGATGCACTCTTGGCTAACGCTGAACTGCCTACTCTGGACAGGGAACTTTATGAAGCTGACCTTGAGGCTGAACGTAGGATTGCCAATGCTAAGGCTAACCCTCCTGAACCTGCACAAGAGGTAGAGGGTAAATGACTACTTGGTCCAGAAAGAACTATGAAGTTCCTGGGGCTAGATTAGTCCAAGCGGAGAGGGAGATTTACCGTACTTTCGGTGATATGGTGTCTATAGATGCTAAAGCGAAGTCTCTCATTAAGTTTGGTAAGTCTGCCCCTCTTACTGCTGATACTATAGCTACAGTTTGGACAGTCAATAATAGCCATGAGACTTATGTATCTACCAACACTATTGATAGTATCTCCTCTAGCTCTATAGCCGATGGGGAAGAAATATACATCGAAGGTCACACAGTGACGGGTACAGGGTTCGATCAGAAGTTCACCTTTGTAACTCAGACAGTCAACCTTAATGGTCGTACAAGAGTTGTTCTACCTATTCCTTTAGCTAGGGTGTCTGTTGCCATTAACAACAACGGTAGCCTGCTTCAAGGTCGTGTTGTAGTTTATGAGAATACTGCCCTAACTAATGGTGTACCTACAGACCTCACCAAGATACACATAGACATCCCATTAGGGTTTCAAGAGTCCTTTAAGGGTGCCACCACCTTCAGTGACACAGACTACTACATCCTCACAGGGGGCTTTGGTGGTGTGTCAGGTAAGCAAGCTGCTGCTGTAGACTTCTACCTAGAGACCAGACTAGCAGGTAGGGTGTTTGTTCAGGGGGCCGCTGCATCAGCTAACTCTGTAGGTAGTAACTGGAATATCAACCTAGACCCTGCAATCATAATCCCTAGAAACGCTGATATACGTATTGTAGCTGAGTCTGACTCTAATAACGCAGTGGTGTTTGGGAGTTTCCAAGGTTACTTAGCAAAGGT